AGAGCAATGGATGATGTTATTATCGCTGCTGCAACTGGAACTGCCTTTACTGGTGAAACAGGTGCAACAAGTGAATCTGCTCAAACAGCAATCGCTGCGGGTGGTACTGGTTTAACAATCGCAAAATTAAGAACTGCAAAACAGACTTTTGATTTAGCAAGTGTTGATCCTTCTATCCCTAGACACATTGTTGTAGGACCAGAGCAAATAACAAACCTTTTAGGAACAACTGAAGTAACTTCATCTGATTTCAATACTGTAAAAGCATTGGCAAATGGCGAAGTAAACTCGTTCCTTGGTTTTAACTTTACTGTATCAAATAGACTTGCAAAATCTGGCAATGACAGAACTTGCATAGCTTTCGCACAAGATGGTATCACTCTAGGAATTGGTAAAGATGTAAATGCAAGAATAGACGAAAGAGCAGACAAATCGTATGCTACTCAAGTTTACTACTGCATGAGCATTGGTGCTACTAGAATGGAACAAGCAAAAGTTCTTGGTATAGTATGTCAAGAAGCATAATAGGAGGATATATATATGGCTAATTCAACACAATACGCAAAGACATTAGATACACCTTCTGTTAAATTAGATACTAACGAACTACATGGTAGAGTAAGAGTAGCTTACGCAGATTTTACTGCGGCAGGTGCTCAAGAAACTATCAGTATGTTTAAGTTACCTAATGGAGCTAGAATAATTGGTGGAAGAGTAAATCACGCAGCTTTAGGTTCAAGCACAACTCTGTCAATAGGTCATGCAGCATATGATAATGCAGCAGGAACTACTGTAGCAGCAGATGTAGATGAATACAAAGCAGCAGCAGCTTCAACATCAGTTTCAGCTTTTAACATTGCAGCTACAACAGCATTGGGTGAAAACTCAGTTGTAGATGCACCAGATGGTTTAGTTGTTACTGCAACTACTGCTGGAGCAAATGCTACTGGACTTATTGAAGTTCAGATGACATACGTTCTAGACTAATAAATAAAATTTTAGGGGGTGGAAGCGAGAGTGGAAACCCCCTAGAGTGCATGAAAAAGATACAAGATTTAAAACCTGTATTACATTTTAAAAAAGATAATTATGTGTATAGGTATGTATTAGTAGATAGGTTTCAAAACGATTCTAAAAATCATTATGGCTTTGATACTAAACAAGAAAAGACAACAGAAGAAATATTTGCGTTAGAAAAAGATAGACAAATAAGACGCAAGTATATTATAAAGAGGTAGTATGGCATCAATAGTAGGAATATGTAATGGAGCATTAAATCAACTAGGAGCTACAACTATACTTTCACTTACAGAAGATTCAAAAAATGCTAGACTTTGTAACTCAAGATTTACTCAAGTAAGAGATGCTTTGTTTAGAACTCATCCTTGGAACTGTTTACAAAAAAGAATACAGATTGCAGCAGATAGTACAGCTCCTGCATGGGGTTTTAGTTTTGCTTATACTTTACCAGCAGATTGTTTAAGATTACTTCGTATATTAGACTATGATTCAAACTATAAAGTAGAAGGTAGAAAAATATTAAGTAATACATCTACTATGAAAATATTATATATTAGTAGAGTTACAGATCCTAATGAATATGATGAGTTATTAAGAGAAACATTATCTGCATCTTTAAGTGCTGATATTGCTTTTGCAGTTACATCTAATAATACTACATCTCAAAATATGTATCAACTATATCAAGAAAAATTAAAAGATGCTAGATTTGTAGATTCAACTGAAGGTCAAAATGTTGATCAAGATTTAGGTATGACAGATGTTATAGACGCAGGTACATTTATTAATTCAAGGTTTTAGACCATGGCTAGAGTTGCAGTTGAATTAACAAACTTCACAGGTGGTGAGCTATCGCCAAGATTAGATGGCAGAACAGACTTAACTAAATATACATCTGGTTGTGCAACATTAGAAAACTTAATAGTATATCCTCATGGTGCAGCATCTCGTAGACCCGGTTCTACATTTTTAGCAGAAGTTGCTAATAGTGCAAACAAAACAAGATTAATACCTTTTGAATTTTCTACAACACAAACTTATATGTTGGAGTTCTCTAATTTAAAAATGAGAGTATACAAAGATAGTGGTTCTGTATTAGAAGGAGATAAAACTATATCTGGAATTACCGCTGCTAATCCTGCTGTAGTAACTGCAACTTCACATGGATATTCAAATGGTGATGAAGTAGTAATTACTGCTGTTGCAGGTATGACAGAAGTTAATGGTAAAAGATTTTTAGTTGCAGACAAAACAACAAACACATTTGAACTACAAGATAAAGATGGAGTAGATATAAACAGTTCTGCATTTACTGCTTACAGTTCTGGTGGTGTAGCTAATAAAGTTTTTGAATTAGCAACACCTTATACAACTGCACAACTTTTTGATATTAAGTTCGCACAATCGGCAGATGTGATGTACATAACTCATCCAGAACACGAAGTAGAAAAACTATCTCGTACTGGTCATACTGCTTGGACATTAACTGATGTAGATTTTACTAATGGACCTTTTCAAGATGCAAATATAACTACAACTACATTAACACCATCTAGTGCTTCAACAGGATCAAGAGATATTACTGCATCTGCTACAACAGGTATTAATAATGATCAAGGATGGTTAGCAACAGATGTAGGTAGACAAATACACTTTAATAGTGGTTATGCAACAATTACAGAAAGAACAAGCTCAACAGTTGTAGTGGCAAATGTAACTACAGCTTTTACAAATGCTAATGCTATTACTGCTTGGCAACTAGGAGCTTTCTCTGACACTACAGGTCATCCTTCTTGCGTAACCTTTTTTGAACAACGATTAGTATTTGCTGGAACAACTAACCAACCACAAACAGTATTTTTTTCAAAGTCTGGTGATTACGAAAACATGGATGCAAACATTGGTGGTACTATAGCTGATGATGATGCAATCATTTATACAATCGCATCTAACCAAGTTAATGCCATTAGATTTATGACATCAACTAGAACTTTAATTATTGGTACAGCAGGTGGTGAATTTACAGTAAGTGGTGGTGGTACAGATAGTGCAGTTACACCTACAAACATATTAATTAAAAAACAATCTAACCATGGTGCAGCTAATGTGGATGCTATAGCTGTGGGTAACGCAACATTATTTTTACAAAGAGCTAAAAGAAAAATTAGAGAACTAGCTTACAACTTTGATGTAGATGGTTATATAGCACCAGACATGACTATTCTTGCCGAAAATGTTACTGAAAGTGGTGTAACACAAATTGCATATCAACAAGAACCTAATCAAATTGTTTATGCTGTAAGAGGAGATGGTGAACTAGCAGGATTAACTTATCAAAGAGAACAACAAGTAACTGCTTGGCATAGACATATTTTTGGTGGTAGATTTGGTGTAGCAACAATTACAGTTTCTGATTACGCAAATATTGCAACTGGAACTAAATTAACTTTAACAAAATCTGATGGTACAGTTGTAAACTTTACTTCTACAACAGGAACTGCAGGAACAAATGAATTTAAAACTCAAACTAATAATAATACTACAGCAACTAATTTAAAAAATGCAATTAATGCTCATGCTAATTTTACTGCTACAGTTAATAGTGCAGTAGTAACAATTACAGAAACTGCACACGAAGCAACAGGATATTTAATAATTAAAAGTTTTGATAGCACAAGACTTACTGCAACAAGTGAAGGTAAAGCAGTAGTTGAAAGTGCAGCAGTTATTCCAACAGATGATACAGAGTATCAAGTATATGTTATTGTTAAAAGAACTGTGAATGGTTCTACTAGAAGATATGTAGAATTTTTAAATGTATTTGATTTTGACCAAACAGATAATACATCATTTAATTTTTTAGATAGCCAATTAAGTTATAGTGGTAGTGCTGTAAGTACATTATCTGGATTAGATCACCTTGAAGGACAAGTTGTTGCTATATTAGCAGATGGTGCAACGCACCCAAATAAAACTGTAAGCTCGGGTAGTGTAAGTTTAGATCGTTCTGCAAAAAATGTTAAGATAGGTTTAGCTTATACATCTTTACTACAAACTATGAGATTAAATGCTGGATCACAAAATGGTACATCACAAGGTAAGACAAAAAGAATATATGATATTACAGTTAGAATGTTTGAAACTATAGGTGTAGAAGTTGGACCAGATTTAAACAATTTAGAAAGAATACCATTTAGAAGTTCTGCTGATTTAATGGATGAAGGTATACCACCATTTACAGGAGACAAAGAGGTAGAGTTTAGAGGAAACTATGAAACAGATGGTTTTATTTTTGTTAGACAAACTCAACCTTTACCTTTTACAATTTTATCGTTATACCCAAGATTAACTACAAATGATGGATAATATGTTATATATAGTACCTTACACAAAAAAACATGGACAGATCATATTGTCATATCAAATGAATCATAAGATATTAGAAGCAGATAGACATTACATTAATGTTGAAGGTGATGCTAAAAATTTAGAACAAGATCATTTAGCTTTTACAGGAATGGTAAATGATAAACCTA